AGAAGTTCGCTTATGTTGGCTAGGCTGTCATAGTTTATCTAATATGGGTTCAGCTTATTTATATTTAAAAAGGAAAAATTATGTCTTATAAACCTGGAGACTACCTAGTAACTTGTGATCAATGTGGTTTTCAGCGTTATGCATCTGAATGCAGAATGACTTGGGATAAGTTGTTTGTTTGTGCTGATACATGTTGGGAAGAAAAACATCCACATTATACTGATCCAAAACCATTAGGAGAGAAGCAAAGTGTTCCTGTACATAGGCCTGAACCTGAAGAAAATTTTATAACTGTTCCAATTACACCAGATGATTTATAATAAAAACATTGGAGCGTTCTAATGCTTAGAACTGATTATGTATTTGATGCCAGCGAAGGAACAATAACTTTCACTGATACTGTAGCCGAAAGTAATATTGAAGCTATAATTAATAGTACAGATGAAATTCTTATTTATAATTCAACTTCTTTAGTACTGACTGGCACACTTGTTGGAAAAGTTTTTACATTAGCATATAATACTTCTACTATGTCTGATGGTGACAATCTTCAGGTATTTTATGGAGATATCGCAGTAATACCATCTAGTCATACTTTTGCATCATTGATAGCTAAAGTAAATATTCTTATTGATAATCCTGCAATATTTGATTATTTAGGTGACTTTATTAATCAAGGAGTTTATGAAATTGCAGGCGGAATGTCTTCGTTATTGGATGGAATTGATAATCCATTACCGAATTCACTTACGCCACCTTTACCTGATTTGTTTACAATCGATACAGTTGCAACTTCTACAAGTGTTGCTTATGTAAATATGCCAACTAATTTTCATAGAGATTTACAATTTGTAGCATCATCTACTGGAAGTGAAATTGATATAGCAGAATCATTTATTGAATTTACAGAAACTTATCCGTTGTTGAATAAGTCAGGTAAAATTTCTGAAGTTATTGAGCATGGTAGAAAGTTATACTATCAAGGTATTCCTACAAGTAGTGAAACAGTAACATTACATTATTATAGAAAACCAGTTAATATGGTTAATGATAATGATGTTCCTGATGGAATTCCGGAGCATTTGCAAGAAGCGCTCTTGGTTAATTTTGGTGCATGGAAAGCATATGAGCGGCTTGAAGATGATAAAGATGATGAAATGAAAAATACACTTAAATATAAAAGATTTTTCCTTGAATCCATGAGAACTCTTGAACTAACTATTCCATCTTATACTCGTGGATTCATGCTTAAGTAAAGGAGCTAAAATGAAACTTTCACTTGGGCCTTTTAAAGGCATGAATAATCGAGCTGAAGATCATGCTTTGCCAGTTAATCCAGAAGATTCAAGTACAATGGTTAGAAATGCCGTAAGTGTTGATTTTACTAATGCAGGTAAGATTAAAATGCGGAATGGAAGCACCAAGAAATGTAGTGGCTTTGACATGAAATATGGCTTTGCTTGTTCACAGGGACAGTTTGTAGTTGAAGGTACAGCACTTAAAAAAGTTAATGCTGATTGGACAAAGACTAATATTTCAACAGGAATACTTGGTGATACTTTTGCTCATTATGAACATAATAATGAGTTGTTTTTTAGTGATGGATTGGTAGGAAAAAAGATTATAAATGGCGTTGCTCAAAATTGGGGCATAAGTAATCCGTCTGCTCCAGTAGTTTATTCTTCTTCTGGAATATTTGGAGCAGGAGTTTATTTGTGCTGCTTGACTTTTTATGATATTCTTGGCAATGAATCTGGAGCAAGTGATATTACCTCAATCTCAGTTATAGATAATAGTAATATTATTTTTACAAACCTTCCATCTTCTAATGACAGTCAGGTTATTGGAATTCGTTTGTATATGACCACAGCGAATGGTCAAGTATTTTATCAGTGCGGTGATGTTGCGATTGGAACGTTGAGTTATGCAGTAACATTAGCTTATGATGGTGGAAAGGTTCTTGAAACTTTATTCATGACAAAACCACTTGCTGGGCAGATTATTCGAGAGCATAATGGTAGACTTTTGATTGCAAAAGATAATTTACTTTATCTCACTGAAGCGTATTCAACTGATCTTGTTTCACAATTAAGTAATAGTGTTTTTCAGTTCACTGATGATATAACTGTAGTTGAACCAGTAGATGATGGAGTTTGGATTGTCGCAGATAAAACTTATTTCTTTGCTGGAAGTGGTCCTGAAAACTTTCAACAATTAACTAAACTTGATTATGGTGCGGCACTTGGGACTGGACAAAAACTTGCTAATAAAAATGTATGTTGGTTTTCAACACGAGGTTTAATCATGGCAGGAAATGGAGGAGAGATAAGGAATATGCAGGAAGATCAAGTTGCACCGGATTATAGTAATAAAGGATCTATGTTAATTAGAGAAGAGAATGGTATGAAACAGGCTATAACAAGTCTTAAAGATTCATCAATGTCAACTATGGCAGCAAGTAGTTGGATAACTGCAGAACAAATTCGGAGAGATGCATAATGAATAATGCGTTCAAAGTTGGATTTGTCTACACTCCTACACATATAGGGGAAGATGGGCAGATTATTTCTCAGCATGAGGTGCATAATCTCATGCCAGCAGAGATGATTACATACATGCTCAATGCGGCACTGCGAAGTGGAGCTCAATATGGGACGTATTATCTGTCACTGTATGAGAATAATTATACTCCACTGCCAGGTGATACAATGACAACTTTTATGGCCGCCTGTGGAGAAAATACTGGTTATACTACAACTGGCACAAATCGATTGACTTTGACACTTCCAGCACCGGTAGCTGGATCGATTACTACAGCATCAGCGCCGAACGAGTTCTCATTCACCGGAGCAGCTACTATTCGTGGGGCGTTTATTTCGACTGGAATTACTAGAGGATCAACTACTGGTTTGTTAGTTTCAGCTGCACTTTTTGCGTCCCCATTTACTATGGCCAATCTCGGTGCATTACGAGTTCCGGTCGGGTTCGCGCTCGTCTCGGCATAAGGAGGAGATATGTCATTTACCACTTATGGAGAAAATCTCCTTATTAATTGGTCATTCAATACTGATTCTGTGACTCGTCCGACTGCCTGGTTTGTCGCACTTCATACCGCAGATCCTACCGAGACAGGGGCAGTCGCTGAGATGGTTGTCGGTACAGATGCTGATTACATTCGCAAGGCTGTCACAATGGGAACGTCCACCACTGGATCATCTGCCAGCACGACACAGGTTGTCTTTACACCAGCTGTCGCAGCTGCGACATATACGGTTACTCATGTGAGTATCTGGACCGCAGCGACTGCGGGAAACTGCATTATGTATGGAACACTTGCAACTTCACGGGCGATCAGCAACGCCAACCCACTAACTTTTGAAATTGGCGAAATCATCGCCGCACTGGATTGAGGTGAAATATGTCTTTTAAAGTATCGACAGGATTACGGAATTACATGCTTGGCACTGGTCCGTTTTCTACCGGCATGAGCGGATATCTTATTAAAATTTATGGGTCTGCAACAAGTCAGGCTGCGGCGGATGCACTTATTCCGGCTACAGCCGACACTGCTATCGGGTCCGCTACGCTGCTATGTACCATTTCTATAAGTGGTGGAGGTACAGGTGGTACGTTCGATGCACCCACATCTGGTATTATTACCAAGGCCGCTGCGGAAACATGGATAGGGACTAATGCTGCTTCTGGATATGCCTCGTTCTATCGCGGCGTGTTGAGTTCCGATACCGGAGTCTTGAGCACTACCGAGAAACGAGTGCAGGGGTCTGTCGGTACTGTCGGCAAAGACCTGATAATCGCCAACGCCTATATGACTTCTGGGGTTGTGCAGCCGATCAACTCTTACTCCATCGGATTCCCGGCTGAATAATGACTGTAAATATAATCAATGGGCAACCGTGGCGGCAACAGTATGCGTTTAATACAGCACAGACTGGGGACATAACAGGGTGGACTACCTCAACATCATTGCCAGCTACAATTTTTGACAGCCAGGCAATAGTTACCGTCAATAGGGTTTACCTGTTCGGAGGATTTGCCCACAAGAATGTCTATACCGCTCCGATAGACTCATCTGGAGTTGTTGGCGCATGGTCCTCTGGGACCGCCCTGCCAGCCAACGTGTTCTACAGCCAGTCTATAGTAACAAAGAGCAGAGTATATTTGCTTGGGGGAACTTCTTCTGCAACTATTTATACTGCTACTTTTGATAGTTCTGGAAATATTGGGACATGGGGGGCCGCTGGTTCTTTGCCGGGAGTTAAGAGCACCGGGCAAGCGATAGTTACAAAAAACAGAGTGTATATAATCGGGGGGAATAGTGCCGATGTCTATACCGCTCCGATAGGAGATGATGGAATAATTGGTACGTGGTCTACAGAATCTTCGATTGTTGGGGCAAAGACTCAGGGGCAGGCGGTCCTTACAAAAAACAGGGTATATTTTATTGGTGGGTCTACTTCGGCATCTGTATACACTGCTCCCGTGAGCGAGGAGGGGATTATAGGGACATGGAGTTCAACAACCTCATTGCCTGAGTATGTGTATAATAGTCAGGCCGTGGTCACAAGGGGGAGGATATATTTGCTTGGGGGGGCGGTAGGGATACAATATTCCCCTAAAGTTTACACAGCACCCATTGACAGTGATGGAATAATCGGCACATGGGCACTTGGCACAGCATTACCTTACGCAGTCACCGACAGTCAGGTTGTGACGACCAGTAGCAGGGTTTACTTGTTTGGAAATTCTCAGAACGCCGCTATTTATCAAGCCCCATTCGCCGGAGGTTCAAACGATAGTGACCATTCATGGGAAGTCCCTATCTTCTGGACGAACTTTCACGGACAGACTGAGATTTTAGCATGATTCGTACTGACGGAGATAGATCGTTAAAGAGGAAATGGTTTGCTAAGAAGAAACTCGCGCAGATTAAGGAGATGGACCTACCGGCTTCTTGTGTCGTGTGGGACGGGTTCAGGTTCAAGGCATGGCAACTCGGAGACCTCGATGGAGGGAGTGTTATTGCTCCGATGGGTGCGGTTGTGGCTTGCTCAACGCAGGACGGAATTAAGATTGCGGTTGCTGACTACTGGGCGGGCGGGTTCAACGGCGCTCAGGATCTTTATGTGATGTTCAAAGATCTGGGGGCTTCAGGAGAGTTTACGACCTTCTTCAACGGTGCCATAGACCCGGCAAGTGGATACTATCCTGTTAAGTTTCTGCCAGCGGTTAATCAATCCTATTTCGGGCTGATCAATGGAGATACTATCGGTCCAGGTACGGTGGTGGTGGATGACTATTCGTGTTACCCAGCGCTGCTCTCGTTTCGTGGGGAGTTGTACAGCCTCATCGTTTCTGACGCGATGAAATATAGCCTTGCTGGAGATGGGACGTTTGATTGGTGGAGGCAGGTGTTTGAAAAGAACACTTCTTTCTATATTGCAAATGGAAGTCAGCCGAGCAGGATAAACTGTGTAGCAAAGCACATTGAATACGCTGACGCTTATACCCCTTGGAGGATTTACCAGAAGACAGGGGAAGATCGATACACCTCGTATCACAGCGCCTGGATTTACGACTTTGTTGGAGATCCCATGAGGAAGGCTGTTGGCTACAATATCGATGTTGCAGCAGGAACATCAGACACTATTCATTTCAGTGAGATACTGAATGGAGATATGCCTGAAGAGCTGAGAACAATCCTGAGCACATCTATTAACGATGGGTCTTGCGAGCCACTTGGGTCATACGCATTCGATACTACCTTCTTCCATGCTGTCAATGCTTCTGCTCATGTGTTTTCAGGATTTACAGAGGACTGTGAGGCGGAAGACTATTACGGAGATCATCCAGAAGATGAGAAGTGGCGGTTGTTCTACTCAATGACCGTTAATGGTGATGTACATTTGGTGGCCTCGGACCAGTTTCTGACACTGCTTGACGACCTTGCAACGGTTGACTGCCTAGGAAGTTGGTTCAACGCCAAGAGAATGCTGGAGCAACTAGCAGGGGCATTCCCCAATGTGAACTTTACCGTGCCGTATGATTCGGTGATGTTTCATGCTCACGATGGGAATATCTACACGTGGACTAGGGAATACGGTTCTGTTAAATTCACAACCACGGGCCTGTTTGCTGAATCGTTGGTGGTGCCATTGGCTGTATCCGATGAGGAAGGAGTAAGACCAGACATCACCTTCGCCGGGACGTTTGGCACGATTCAACTCTACCTATGTATCAGCAACGCGGTCAAGGACGGGGTGAGGGCGGTTCATTACGGCTCGCCCTTTACGGCATGGTCGCAACTACCAGGAACTCCTGACGGGCATCAACTGGTATGTGTGCGTCCTGTGCAGGTTACGCCGACGAATATCTTTCTCATCGGGGTTGTCAAATACACTGTTTTGGAGAATGAGGTTGAGGTTGACAAGTATGCGTTCGCCTCTCTGAAATGGACAGCCGCAACCGATACAGAGGGTGAGAGCACAGCGCCGTGGAGGGTAATGGGAGAACTTCCGTTTGCGGTTGGGTCCGCTGACAACTTGGCTGTTGGGTTGTATGGAGATGATCCTCTTGCAGCTTTACTCGCAGCCTACCAATGCCCTCCTATCGTGCCACAAAGTCCGGTCGGACCTTATGAAAAATACGCAATAGGGATGCCATGAGCATATTGTTAAAAGACTTCAAGTACGAGACGATTATTTCTACATCAGGTTCAACCGCTGGTATGGATGAATATACGTCAACAACGTCAGGCACATCTTCAGGTTCAACGCTGACTTACTACTATATCCCCCCCGGATGGACTCAATTGGAAGATGGGCGATGGATAGACGAGGAAGGAAGGTTGCAGGTCAATCCTGCCTTAACTGATTTTGGTCTGTACTATCCTGATGGGTTTGTCGGTGACACGCCAACTGGCAGCGCAAAAGGTATCTACCTGTCAACGGCGGTGCAGGAAAACGATATGATGCGCTCTCTGTATCCTAATGACTGGGATAATACAGAGAGCGATGTGGTTGCGAGGACGTACCACCACCAGATTGTTTGGTACAACGGAAAGAACGAACTAGGGGTTGCGAAATATACGTACCCTGACGGAAATTACCTGGCTTTCTGGTTTGGGTTCGCAGGATACGGTCTGTATTATTTTGTCGGATATACAGCGACAAAACCAGCGCAAACACTTTCCACATCTGCCGGAACATTCAATCAGGAATCGTATGATGCGCTCATGGAGGTAATCCTTCAGGAAGACAGATCAACCTGGATATATGGAGATGGCACGGACGGGCCGGAAGGGGCAGAAGGTGGGGACTCATGGGGAGGGCTATTTGACTTAACCCCATCTGATGGGTATGAATCGCAGCCGTTAATCACTACGTCGTCAGGCACGTACAACGATGGCACGGCGCTGACCGGAGATCAGACGACAACAAACGTCTCCTACACCGTCGAGACAGTTATGCCAGCGCAGGACGCGACAACTGGATCGACTACTCCGCTTACCTATACCGAGATTCTGAAATTGACTAATAGCGGGTGGAACTCTTGGGCAAGGTCAATTGACCCGTTGGCGGCTGGGAAATTCATTAAATACACGGCAGCGTCCGGGGTAACGAGTGCATGTATCACTATTGCCAATAAGGGGATGGAGGGGGCAGGAGTAGCACGGTTTACCCACGGCATAATCTGTGATTCGTCCGGGGTCAGGGTTTACGAGAACGGAGCAATGGTGAAGATTCTATACGCCACTCAGACGGCATTGTCTGAATTGAGGATATACCGGCAGTCATCGAATACGATTGTTTACATGGCGATCACCGGAACATCTTCAGTAGTGTATACTAGCACTGTTCCGGCAAAGTCTCTGCTTATTCCACTCTATGCCTATGGCTATCTTTATACGGCAGGAGACAAGATAATCTCCGCAGTCTTCAAAACTGGTGAAGTCCAGTATGGGAGCGTCTGATGATAGGTTATGGTACACTGAGAATAGTTGATTACAAAGTAGCCATGTCAGGGGTTGGCTCCTTGATACTCTCTAATATTCAATCAGCCAGCGTAACAATGTCAGGCACTGGTGAGATGGTTGCTACCGCGTCAAGTAATTACGGCTATGCAACATTCCCCGCACTAGCAGGATTCGGTGGATATATCATAAGTTATGGGTCAGGTTATGCCGATTTCCCAGCACTTGAGGCTTACGCTGAAGGAGGGTTGTATGTCCCTACACTGACAAATTATGGGTATGCCACTCTTCCCAGGATGGTTTCTTCAGGTATACTTGGTACTATCTCATATCTTGATGGTTCTACTGAATTTCCAGCCATGATTGCCAAGGGGGGAGAAGGAGAATATGGAGAAGGAGAAGTAGAGTTTCCCGCGCTTGTCTCTTCAGGTATTTACGATGCAACTCCATTCGAGCGCAAACTTTACAGTTTTTGTTACACTTTGGATGCCTTTGGTCGACGGCCAGTCTTTGTCGTCGTGCTTGACAATTCTGGTCAGATAGTTGATACCATTACTGGAAGTAATATATACATCTCTCAACTGTTGGCTTCAATGCAGATGACCGATACCTTTACAGTTATTGGATCATTTCTTGCTTCGCTAGATACTTCTATAATAACAGATGATGTATTTATTGCTACATCTGGTGAGGCTGCTGCACTTGATAATGTTGTTGCACTTGATAATACTGCTCGTGTATGGGTAGTTAATATAGATACTAATGCAATCAGTCAATATGATAATTATGGGTACCTTTCTTTCTATTCATATGAAGGTAAAAACTATGGTGTAGCAAAAGATGGTGTTTATGAATTGACTGGAAGCACTGATAATGGAATTGAAATAGATACACTGATTGATTTTGGGAAATCTGATTTAGGCTCAATTTATAAGAAGAGAGTTACTTCTGCTTATTTAGGAATAAGTTCAAGTGGAAAACTTTCATTAACAGTTGAAGCTGATGGACAGACTCGTACATTTGAAATGAAAGAATCAAGTACTACAATGACAAAGCAACGTGTTAATATGGGAAGTGAACTTTCTGGATATTATTGGAATCTTATACTTACTAATAATGGCTATAATTTTGATCTTGAAAATATTATACTTGAAATCATGCAATTAAACAGGAGGCTTTAATGGCTACTGCTGAAGAAACTATAAATACAATCATTGCGAATGCATTAGTTACTGCGACCAATGCAACTACGTCTGCACAAGATGCAGCAGAAGATCTTATTAACAGTAATTCAGGTTTTTATCTTACACCACCCACAACGGCTACAGGATTTACTGTTGAAGCAGTAGAGCCAGAAATACCAGTAGCAGATGATTCAACATATAATTATGAAGCAGAACGTGATGCATTAATTGCACTCTTATCTGGACAACTAGCAAACTTTTTTACTACTTATTATCCTTTAGCAAGTGACGCATTTGATGAAGCTACTAATTGGTTAGTAAACACGATTACTAATGGTGGAACAGGAATTCCGGCAGCACTTGAGGATCAAATAATTCAGCGCGAAAGAGATAGAATTATTAGGGATGGACAAAGAGTTTTTAATGGTATAGCTGCTGGGTATGCTGCGAGAGGATTCTCACTTGTCCAGGGTCCAATGATTTATGATCTTAACCAAGCATCCTTTGAACAGGCAGGCAGAATAGGTGTTGCTACAACTACAGTTGCTGTAAAACAAATTGAGATAGCCATCGAAACTATTAAATTTGCCATTGGTAAGGCTATTGAATCTAGACTGGCAGCAATGCAGGCAGCAATAGATTATATTAGAGCGCTGGCAGTAGCTCCAGATGCTGCTGCAAGAATTGCAGCATTGAATACAGATATCAAAGCTAAGATGATGAGTGCTGCTGCAGATTGGTATAGAGCAAGACAGAATCGTGACCAGATGGTATTGCAATCAAAACTTGCTGAACTAGATGCTGGGATTGATGTTTACAAACATAGAAGAGATAATTCTACTCAGAATAGTCAAGTTGATGTTCAAGCACTTGCTGCCGCGGCAGATGTTTTTGCAAAGACGGCACAAGCTGCCTTATCATCTTTGAACAGTGTTGTTTCTTCATCTCTCAATTCATTTGTATAATAAAAATTAATCTGCGAGGCTAAAATGGCTTTGAATCAAATTAAAGAAGAAAAGAAAAGAAAGTTAAAATCAGCCCCCTGGCTTAATAGAAGTAATCCTATGAGTACATATAATGAAGAGGGTAAGCCAATAACGCTGAATCAAACTCCTCGTATAATTAATGCAATTGATAATTTAAAAAATACAGCAGAATATAGAAAAAGTATTAATGATCCTACAAAAGCTTTTAGTGCAGAAGCTTCTACTAATGAAAAAAACAATTTAAAATTTATTAATTCTCATCCTGATAGAGTTGGTCAAGGAACGAGAATAGTTGAAAGAAATGTGTTACCATCAGTAAATACTTTACAAACTGAAAGTCCTAAAATAAATGAAACTCCTAATGTCCAAAGAGATGCAGAGTTAGGTAAAATGACTGTATCAACTGATGGCGATACAACTACTTATGATATTGGTGAAAATACTCTTTCGTATAAAGGCGCCAAGGGTAAGATTAATTTACGAAATATAAATCAGCAAGCAGATAAGCAGCAACCTACTTGGGATGATTATTTTAATCAGCAAGCAGCAAGAAGAGATACTCTTCGTGGTAGATTCTTTGGAGTAAATCCAATAACTACAGAAGAGCCTAGTGATGATAGTATGGGTGGATTGTTTGTAAGAGGTATTCAAAGTAGAAAAGATAGGGCTGATTCACAAATAGAAAATGCTGAAGCAGAACAAGAGGTTAATCGTGCAAATTTTCTTTCTACTTTAGATCGTAATCAGATTGCAAGGGATCAACTTTCTCTTGATGCAGATAAGAATCGGATAGATGAGCAGGAAGTTATTGCAGAAAATAAATTGCGAGATATTCAGGGAGAGGTATTGCAAAATCCTCCAATTAATGAAAATCCATTAAAGCCCTTGGTAATTGAAGAACCAGATCCAAATGATCCTACTGGGATGACCAAGAGACAAGTAATTAAAATGCCAAATGCTGAAGGCACAGGATATGTTGATAATATGCCAACAGCAACTACTACACCACAAGTTACTCCTGAACAAAGAACTAAGATTAATGCATTGATTAAATCTAATCCAAACATTACTAGAGAAGTTATTCTTCAGAAAATCGCTAATGGAGAAATATGATGGATGATTTTGATAAGATGTTTGGAGTTAGTAATGAAGATGAACCAGACGAATTTGACAAGATGTTTGGTGCTGTCGAGTCAGTAAAAAGCTCTGCTCCAACACCTGCTTCAACTGATTCTGATTTTATTCCTGGAGTCCAGAGAGGCCTTCAGAATCTTCAAGCATCTGCATATGGTGCTACTGCTCTTGCAGGATCAGGATTGAAAAAGCTTGGGATTGAATCTGCTGGTCAGGCTGTGCAAGACTTTGGCATGGAGGGCTATAACAGAAATATTGAAGAAGCCAAACAGTATCCTAAAAAGCATTCATTTAAAGAAGTAGCTTTTGGTAAAGCAGGAATTGGTGGTGCTATTGACTGGGCACAAGGAACCTTAGGTGAACTTGTTCCAAGTATGGCTGAAGCTGCGATCGGTGCTGGTATAGGATCTGTTGTAGCTCCTGGTCCAGGTACTGTTGCCGGAGGTTTGGCAGGTAGAACAATTCTTAAAAAAGGAATTGATGAAGCGGTCAAGAAGGCAATTAAAAGTGGAATTGGTGACTTAACCGAAGATCAGGTAAGGAAGCAACTTACTGGCCAAACCCTGAAGAAGTTTGGGGGCAAAGTTGGTATTGCCGGATCAGTTATGCCATTAGAATCTGGTGGAATGTATGCGGAGTTGTTACAGGAAAAAGGTATTGATGCTCCTGAGACTGCCTTGCTGTTTGGGGCTCTGGCAACCTCATTAGAATTTGCTGGTGGTAACAGTAAGTTAGTTGATACTTTTGTTGATGCCCTAAGTAAGGGAGCAACTGGAACTGTTAAGAAATCAGCAAAAGAGTTGCTTACAAATATTCCTCAAGAAGCTCTGCAAGAAGGTGGGCAAGAATTGCTGAGTGTTCTTAATATTGTAGCGAATACAGATGAGAAGCTGTTGACTGCTGATAATGTTGAACGTATTATTGAGAGTATGGCTGCTGGTGCGATTGGTGGTGGTGCTGGTGCAGTAGTTAATGCGGGCTTCTCCGCGCAAGCAAAAGATCCTGGACCTGGAAAGACTGATGCAGAGATTGAGCTTGACAGGCGAGCAGCAAACATTCTCAATCTGAAAGAAGATGAACTTGGTCAAAGCATCCAAACTTTAAATGATGCCCTCAAGTTGAATAAAGAAATTCTTGATGACCCTTATAAACTTGATCAGAAAGCAAGAGAGTTAAATGTTGATCCGGCTGAATTAATTAGAAAGACTGTTGAGGATAATAAAAATAATCAAAGTCTCCTGGATCGGATTAATTCTGGAATCCAAAAGAAAGAAGAACTGGCTAAGAAGGAATATGAAGCTCTTTCTCCTGAAGAGAAGCAAGCAAAAGAGATTGAAAATAAATTAACTGAGAAAAGAATTGCTGATGCAAGCCAGCTAAATGAAAGGATTACAAATATTGACAACGAGATTACAACTCTCTCTGAACAATATAATAGTAAGTTTGATCCTTATGCATTAGCTGCTAAGACATCACCAAGTGCAGAAGAAAGAAAAGTAATTGAAGATAAACTTATTACATTGAACAAAAGGCGTAATGAGTTACTTGATAAAGAAACGCCTGAGGTTAAGAAGGCCTTTGCTCCATATACTACTAGAGATGGTAGGCAGAAATATCTTGAGGAACTTTTTGGGACTGTTAATGTAGGAGAGAAGGTTGGAATAGAAAAAGATGCTGCTGAATCTGCGGAGGTTATAGAAAGTGAAATAGTACCAAAATCTATAGCTGATTATGCAAATCAAATAATTGCAAATAAGTCTCAGGAGAGATCAGCTTTAAATGAGCCAGCAAAATCAAGAACTCCTGAAGAAGAACATAATCTAAGACAAATTGAAGATTATGTAAATTATATAAAGACATATATAAATAATAGTTTTACTCCTGAAGAAAGAAGTATTATTGAAAATTATTGGCAAGGTGTTAAAAAGGAATTGAATCTTCGCCAGGAAGAAATGACTCCTGGGACGGAAGCATTCATGAGGAAGAAATTCTTTGAGACACAACTTGCTAATATTGAAGGTAATGTTAAAAGTGATACAGCAACTCAAAGTGACGCAAAGCAAAATGTTGTTCCATCTTTAGCTGAACAGAATAAACGCCAGGCTTGGTTTCGTCAAATTGCTGAAAGTCTTGGAGATGTTCCACCAGTAAATAGGCAGGCAGTTGAAACTGAGATTCCTAGAAACTTGCCTGGAGGTTTGCCGAGTGGGTTCACTAATGAACAGCAAGTAGGTGTGGTTCCACAGTTTCAAGTAGCCGAAAAGCAAGAAGCATTAAGTAAAGTAAATCTTGAAGACATTAAGAAAACCTTTCCAAATCAGACAATTAATCAACATGAGGATGGTTCAGTATATGTTCAGTTCAAGAATGGAAAAGGCGTAAAGATTAACAGTATTCAAAATGCTGGCGAAGGCTTCATTAAGTTAGCAATTGAAACTGGGCAGATGTCCAAAGGTCAAAGTATCCTTGGCATTACGATCGGGAATGAAATCCTACTTGATGAAAACTTTGCAGACAATAAGACTCTTTGGCATGAGAACAAGCATGTCCTTGACAACCTGGGGCTGATTACAGAAGCAGATGACAGCGCATTGAATAAAGAGTTTAATAAACTTCGCAAAGCAGGAAAACTTGAATTTGCTCTCAGTACTCATGAAAATCCAAAGCAGAGGATGGTTGAAAATCGTGCGAACATGTTTGCTCAGATCATGGTCAATCGAGAAGCATATCGGAGCACTGCTTTCGGTAAAGTGATCCAGCGAGTAATGGACTTCTTCCAGCAATTGTTTAGCTTTGGTCGGCAAACTGTATCTGGGCTGGCTCGTGAAGTAGAAAGTGGAAAGATTTATGAGCGTCAAGTTAATGGGCAGATTGTTCAAGTTACTGTTCCTCAGGCTGAAGAAGTAGCAAGTAAGTGGTACTCAGCACTTGAGAATGCAGTTGCTGGATTTAACCAGAAGCAAGCAACACCTGATCAATGGAAAGGAATGATTAAGAACTTTCCTGGACTTAAGCAGGATGAACTTGATTGGGTTGGTGTGAATGATTGGCTTGATAAGCAGGAAGGAAAAGTCAGTCAGGCAGACTTGTTGAAGTTTGTTCAGGAAAATAATGTTCAGCTTGAAGAAGTTGTGAAGGGAGAACAAGATATAGTAAATAAAATAAATGAAGAGTTAAAACCACTAGGGTATAGTTATGAAGAAGAATATGGTGATTGGTCTTTATTAGATGAAAATGGTGAGCTTGTTGAAGATGAAGATATTCCTAATGAAGTACATTCTATTATAAATGATGTTCATAATTTTGATCTTAATGGAGAAACTCAGCATTCTACTTATCAACTTCCAGGTGGAAAGAATTATAAAGAACTTTTATTAACTTTACCAACTAAAGATAATGTAATAGAACAAAAAATTAAAGAGTTTAAATCTTTAATGACACAAAAATATAACGTCATTGGTATGAATATTTGGGACGTTATGAATGAAGAAGAAACTAATCATTTAGCTAATCTTGATTCTCAAACAAAAAAAGCTGATTACAAATCAAACCATTGGGACGAACCAAACATCTTAGCTCACATCAGATTCAATGAACGAATTGATGCATATGGAAATAAAGTTCTTTTCCTTGAAGAAATTCAAAGTGACTGGCATCAGGCAGGAAAGAAGGAAGGTTATCAAGGAAATGCAACTTCTTTATTTAATTCCATAAAAGATTTTGCAGATAAGCATAATATTAAAATTCGTGCTGAAGAAGGTGATTATTTACCTGTACGTGAATATAAGCAACTTTTAGATAAAATTATAGAAGTAAAAGATATTAATATGGGGCAAATACTTGCTGAATATCATAATGATCCAAAGCAATCTTATGGTGTTCCCAATGCTCCATTCAAGAACTCTACTCAGTGGTCTCTCCTTGCCATGAAGCGAATGGTCAGGTATGCTGCTGAGAATGGTTTTGATAAAATTGCATGGACAACTGGACAGCAACAGTTTGATCGGTATGCTCAAGGCACTGAAGAAGAACAAGCTAAAAGACTTCATGGTATGCAAGAATTTTATGATAAGATTATTCCGAATACTTTTAATGCAGAGTTCAATAAGAACAAGTGGGGGAATGCGAAGGTTGAACAAATTAATATAAATCCATTTGAAAGTAATGAAAAAAATACAAATGGAATGCTATGGAAAAATCTCCCATCTCCAATAATAGTTAACGCTATTCCAATCACTAACCGCATGAAATCTAAGGCACTCCGTGAAGGTATGCCGATGTTCGAGGTTCGTGAAGCCCCAACTCAGAAGATTAGCGATGATGAATATCAACAACGATATAAAGATAAGAATAATATAGTTCGTAGAATTGGGAAGACTCTTCACATGCGGGCTAGTGAAGTTAAGCAGTTTATAGATAAATTTGGAGGCTCATCCTATACAAGATTGTTAAATGTAGATAAGCAACTTGCAATGGAGTATAGAAATATAGATATTAAAACAGCCAAAGAAATTACTCATGCCCTTAAAGCAGCACATCCATTGTTAGAAAAAATTAAGTTAATGAGTAAAGCAGAT